CGCGCGGCGGAGGAGACCAATCGGGATTTGGTGCAGACGGCGGATCGCATCGCGCAGATCGGTGAGAAGATTATTCAACGAGATGAGCGTGTCAAATCCACGAACGCCTGGATAGAATTTCAGGAAAAATCGGGAGAGATCGAGCGCAATTTCCTGGCCGAAGGCAAGCTCTCCGATCCCAATTCGGTTGCGGAATATAACCGGACCATCATTAATCTTGAAAAAGAAATCCTAGGAAAGACCGACGTTCGGGACGACGCCAAGATAAAGCTCTCTGGTTTGTTGATGGGCGGACGCCAATCATCTGTGGATCGCGTTGCTGTAGCCGCCGTCAACGCACAGAAGAAGGCGGCCGAGAATTCATTCAATACGAATCTCAGCACGCTTACTGTTCCCGTTCATGCGAATCCGGCGAATGTATTTCAGTCTGTCCGGGATTCAGATGCTTTCATCGATGCGCTTTCCCTGAACGAAGACGAAAGACTGGCTCTCAAGAAAAAAGGCCGGGGCATACTATACGAGACGGCCATTAACAAGCTCATCGAGGCGGGATTTATCAGCAACATCGAAGGTACGGCCAACGATGTGTGGGATTTCCTTCAGATGAAGGATGTCCAGGTTGCATTGGGGCCGGAGGGGCAGGACCGGGTTTTCAAGCGCATCGCATCTCTCAAGAAAGAAGAATCCAAACCCGCTGTCGTGGGGGAGGGTCAAAGTCTTGTTGACCCCCAAACTGGGAGGGTGATTTTCGCTGGCCCTGAAAAGAAAGAGAAGCCCGTGGCCGTTGGAGAGGGGCAGGTCCTCATAGACCCAGCGACGGGCAAACAGATTTTCGCTGGCCCTGAAAAGAAAGAGAAGCCCGTGGCCGTTGGAGAGGGGCAGGTCCTCATAGACCCAGCGACGGGCAAACAGATTTTCGCTGGCCCCGAAAAGCAAACGGAACTAGAGAAGGCCGCTGAGGCCGCCGGCCTAATCCCGGGGACAGAGGAATATCGGCAATTTATCCGCGATGTAAAGCTCAAGCCCCAAGTCTCCATCACTCAAAAGGCCGAAAGCGCCGGAAGAAGCGAATTGGGCAAGCTCGACGCCAAGAGAGTCGATCAACTGACGACAAACGCAACCCAGGCTTATGCAAATCTGGCCGAAATCGACCGCATGAAAGCCGCCCTGAAAAGCGGAACGTTTAGAACGGGTTCTTTCGGCGAATTCAGAGCCAATCTCGCGCGCCTTGCCGAGTTTATCGGAGCCCCGGACGAATTGAAACAGCAAATCGGTAGTGCGACAACGGCCGACACCCTTGATGCTGCCGCCAGCCGATTGGCCATCAATGAGGTTCCCAAACTTGGCAGGACCATTGTCTCGGGTCTCCAACTTGTCCGCGAATCTCTGCCCGCCCTATGGCGGACAGAAGAAGGCAACAATATCCTTCTCGAAATTATGGAGAGAGTAGCTAATCGCGAAATTCAGATGGCCGAGATTTCCGAAGAGATATTCGAGCAGGAAGGCACTCTTCGCGCGAAAAACAACAGTTTCCTGAAAAGACTGCGGGAGCTTGAAAGGCAGGACCCGATCATCACCGACGAATTAAGAAACAAGATTCTTAACGCCTCGCAAAAGGCCCCCAAGTCGGTCGCCGAGGCCATCGAGGGATTTACGAAAAAACAGGCCGAAACCCTGAACATCCCCGCTGGGTGGGAATTTGTCCGAATCGAAAGTGACGGAAGAGTGAGGCTACGCAATACCGAGACCGGTCAGGAAAAGGTCGGTCCCAAAGACGGTCTTCTGAAAAAATAATGGCCGAGCTTTCAAACCCAATCGAAGGACTGGTACAGGGCATCAAGAATCTGATCGCCCCCACAATCACGGCATCGGAAAGTCCCGATCTCCCGCCGGGATTTGAGGATGCTGAACCCATCGCGCTTCCTCCTGGGTTTGAGGACACCGAGCCCGTCAGAGAGGATTCGGCACTCGGCGAACCCGTCACGATGGGGGTGGAATCGCCGAGCGCTGCCATTGATATAGGCCGACAATTCAAAGAAGAATTCGAAGCGAGGAAAGCTGCGCGTCATGCCGAAATTTCGCAGAAACTCGGACCGGCGTTCAATTCAGAGGGGCAGTTTGACGAAAGCTTCTGGACCCTTTGGGATGTGTCGCGCAGCGCGAGTCTACCTGATAAACAACGGAAATTCAGGGAGGTCTTCCCTGGTGGGGATTTGATTTCTGTCCCGACCACTTTCGGTTCTGTTTTGCTCGCCAGAACCGATAAAGAAAGCCCATACAAGGAAATAGGGATAGCTCCGACTGTCGGGGGTGCTTTGATAAGCGAGCCCATGCTATTGGGGACGGTTGGCTCTTTCTTGGGTCCTGTAGGGACATTCAGCGGGACTACCCTGGGGGTTATCACTCAGACAGCGATAGAGAAGGCAAGGGGATTTGGAGCCGGTGAGCCTGGGTTTATGGGAGCTGTAACAGAGGGTGGTGTCGCTGCGGGTGTCGATCTGGCAACCAGGGGAGCGTCCAGGGTTCTCTTGGGACGCGCGCGGACGGCGGCGCAACAGGAAGCGGCCCTAAAAGCGATCTTAGCCGCTGAACAGTTGGACTTGGAGCCCATCGCAGTCGGACAGTTGATGGGTCCCCTCGGAAGGGGTGTGTTCAGGCAGGTCGCCGTTACATCGACCATTCCCGAGAAGGTTATCACCAATCAGGAACTCTCTCTTCTGAATGCTTTCCGCAAAATGGCAGACGACGTTCCGGCAGCAAACGCCGACGACCTTCTTCAGAATGTCGTCAAGGCTCAACAAAACGAATTAAGAACAATGCTGACGTTCCCCCATCTTTCTAGAGCTGACGCTGGGGAAGCCCTTCAAAAAGGCATCGATACGTGGAGGCGGGCGACCAAAAAACTTGGTGACAGGTATTACAAGCGGGCCTTCGCGGCGGGAGAGGACGTGATTTTCGATCTTTCCCCGGCCCAAGAGGTTGCCAGGGACGTTCAGAGGGGCGTGTTGGGATCGGGGCTTGAGGGTGAGGCGGTCTCACTGGCCGCAACGCCGCAGGGGGCGCTCAAATCGGCCGTTGACGATATTCTCGCTCTCGACCCGAGAATGGCGAGATTTGCGGCGGACGGAAAAGAGTTTTCCGCGTTTGAGCAGATCAAAACTCTTCGTACCCGCCTATTCGATTTGAAGATGTCCGACGATCCGGCAGTGAGAAGGGAAGCATCGAGATTATGGCAGGGCCTAACGGATGTCATGGATCACCCCATATCCGGGAACCCTGATTTCGTGTCGTCCTATAGGAAGGCGTCGGCGTTTTGGAGACTACGCGAGGACACGCTGGAAAAGAGTTTCGTCGCGCAAACACTCCGTTCCGATACTCCCGAGGCCCTAGCGCGAAAGTACATGAATCCGAACAACGCCACGGCGCTGGCGACCATTCGGGATTTGGTCCCCCGCCCGCAATGGGAACAGTTTCGGACGGGGTTCATCGTGGACCTGATGAACACGCCCACGGCACAATCAGCTATAACCCGTCTGAGAAACTTCCGCGCCATTGACCCGGATGGATTGGGGGTCCTTCTCAATCCGACCGAAGAACAGGCAATAATGAAATATCTCACGCAGAAGGCCCAGTTTGAAGCCAGCCCCGCCAGGGCCTTGCTTGAAAGAAAGATGACCGACGCCGAGAAGTTCGTGGCGATGGCCGAAAAAGGAACCGTCGGAGAGGTTGCCGACGCGGTTACTAAAGCAGGAGGAATCAATTCGGACTTCGCCATGGCCGCAAGGGCCGGAATCTACAAATCCATCATGGATGAGGCATCGACCATCAACAAACAAGGCGTTCAGGTGATTGATGCCCAGAAGCTTCTTTCTTCCATCGAGAAGTGGCAGAAGTCGGGAAAACTGGACGCTCTTTTCCGGCCCGAAGACTGGACTCGGCTACAGATGTTCCAAGCATATTCGGCTCCGGTGAGCGAAACGGCGGACATCGGCGGCGCCATGATGGCTGGCGCGCTCCGTCAGAAGATTGTTGATGCCCCCGTGGCGACTCTTTTCGGGCGGCTTGAGCAGCTTGGAGGGAAGGTTATCAAGCCCCTCTACCAAAACGCGGTCACGGCTTACATCCTGTCGCGCCCCGCAAGTTATGTACGCCTTGCGGCCTCATCCGCGAAAGTCCCCCTAGCCGAGAGCGCCGCAGCTCTGGCAATCGCCGAACAAGAGTTGCTTAAACGCGAATCCGTGAAAGATGGCCTCGGTAACGACTGACCGCATCCAGGGCCTCAACGCCTCTGTCGCCCTCAAGGCCCCCGTCAAGGTCGCCACGACGGCGAATATAACCCTGTCCGGCGAGCAGACCATCGACGGGATATCGGTAACAGCGTTCAAGGGATATCAGATTTCCTCGCAGACCGAGGACGACAGGGTTTTGGTCAAGAACCAGACCGACGCCAAGACCAACGGGATTTATCTTGTGCGCGAGGGCGCGTGGGTCCGAGCAAGGGACTTCGACGGTTCCGACGACGTGACCAAGGGAACATTGGTCTACGTCAAATCCGGAACGGTCGGGGCAAACACCTATTGGAGGCTGACCACATCGAACGATCCGATCACGTTCGGAACCCATAATATCACGTTTGAACCGGCGGGACAGTTCTGGTCGAACAACGTCTATGCGCTTGGGTCCATATCGGGAGCGCAGACCATAGATTTATATTACGCCAATGTGTTCACCATGACGATTACGGGGGCGACTACGCTTTCGTTCACCAACTGGCCGTCATCGGGGATTTATCGGGAGGCGTTGCTGATAGTTACCAACGGTGGGTCGAATATCACGTGGCCCACGGGGACGAAGTACCACAACGGCACGCAGCCGACGCTTTCCTCGTCCGGGACGGATTGGGTTCTGGTCTGCTCGACGGACGGCGGGACGACCCCGCACGTCCTGGTCGTCGCCATGGCGCTCGATACATGAGGCTCATGGCGAAATCTGCCGCAGCGGGGCGTTGGCGGTGGAATCTGCTCCAGGCCGTCTACAGCGGCGCGTCGTTTTCCGTCGGCACGCAGGACGGCATAGCCATGGGCGTTGATTTCAAGACCGACGGCACGAAGATGTACGTCGTCGGGGCGGGGAACCGCAACGTCTATCAATACTCCCTTTCGACCGCGTGGGATGTCTCGACGGCGTCTTACGACAGTGTCTCGTTCTCCGTTGCGTTACAGGAAACGGCCGCCCGCGATCTCACCTTCAAGACGGACGGCACGAAGATGTACGTCGTCGGGACGACAACCAACACCGTGTTCCAGTATTCCCTCTCGACCGCGTGGGATTTGTCAACCGCAAGCTATGACGGCGTTTCGTTCTCCGTCGCGGCGCTGGACAACGACCCGACCGGCATCGCCTTCAAGACCGACGGCACGAAGATGTATGTTGCCGGCCAGCAGAACCAGAAAGTCTATCAGTTCTCTTTGGGCACGGCATGGGATTTAGCGACCGCATCGTCCGATTCCGTGTCTCTGACAAATGCCGATATCGTCCTTGACGGGGTTGCGTTCAACAACGACGGCACAAAGATATTCCTGGTCGCCTTCAACGACCAGAAAATCTATCAATACTCTCTATCGGCGTGGAATCTCGCGACCGCAACGTATGACAATATTGCTTTTTCCGTTTCCGCGCAGGAAAGCTGGCCGAGAGGGATAAGGTTCAGTTCCGACGGGGCGAGGGCTTATGTGGTCGGGAACTTCACCGATACCGTTTACCAATACCGCTGTTAATCCGTCACCAGTCCCACATACCTCGCCATGTCCGGATCGAGAGTCATCGTATTTTCGATGATCGGTAATTTCCCTAGATTCTCGTTCACGCCGTAGCGCATTAGGGTTTGGAGATAGCGTTTGGTATCCTCCATAGAATCAGTTCCGCCCTGTTTGTCCTTGAACATGTGCAGGTGAAATTGCGCGTTCTTGTCGGCGGTTCTTTTTACGCCAGCGGCGTAGATCATCACAGCGGAACTCTGGACCTGACCCGTTGAATTGACGTGGGTGTTGATTCGGTTTTGCCGGACGAACTCGGCAAGACGGAAAGCTTCCGAACCATCGCCGCCCCGTGAGTTGATCACCAGCGTATCTCCCGGTTTCAACCTTTTCATCGTGTAATCGACATTCGCCTTATCCACGGGGCCGTCGAAATACACCGTTTGCGGCGCGGCTTGGGCTAATAGGGTCTCGGGCATGACAATCACCACTGCGAGGATGAATGGCCTCAGTAACGTCCGATAGGGTAGACGGGCTGACGACATCGGTAGCGATCAAGGCTCCGGTGAAGTGCGCGACCACGGCCAATATTACCCTATCCGCGACGCAAACGATAGACGGCGTTTCGGTCACGGCCGACGACCGGGTTCTGGTGAAAAACCAAACCACGGCCTCGGAGAACGGAATCTATCTTGTCCAATCGGGGGCTTGGAGTCGAGCCAGAGACTTCGATGGGAATCGGGATGTTGCTCAAGGAACCCTGATTCCCGTCAAGCAAGGGACGGTAAACGGGAATACGGTCTGGCGGGTCACAACGTCGGATTCGATCACCATTGGCACAAGTTCTCTCGCGTTCGAGCTGGCTCAGGTTTTCTCGGGAGTCGAGGGGAATCGGTACAATTTTGACTCGTCCACTTCGATGGCCGATCCCGGGTCGGGAGATATCCGACTCAACAGCGCCACGCTTTCCTCGGTCACCGCGATTGCGATTTCCGACAACACGGCGGAACCCGGTTCTCCCGATATCTCTTCTTACATCGCGACGTGGGATGACTCCACCACCACAGTAAAGGGATATGTCAAAATCGTGGAGATCGGAACCCCCACGAATTTTGCGATCTATTCTCTTTCCTCCCTAACCGACAACACGGGATGGACTCAACTCACTGTCTCTCATGTGGCTTCCTCCGGTTCATTTTCCGATGCCGACCGATTGTCGGTGATCTTCACCCGCAATGGAGACAAGGGGGCGGACGGAGCCAATGGGGCAGACGGCGTATTCTCAGCCATCGCCTCCCAGGCCGAAGCGCAAGCCGGCACCGATAATACCAAGGGGATGACCCCGCTAAGAGTCTTTCAGGCCATGGAAACCGACCAGCATATCCTGTCAACGGCTGTTTTCCTGTGAGGTAAATCATGGGTACATATACTAGCGTTTTGCTTTCCGGCTCCACTGCCGGAGAGCCCCTGACGGTCCCCACCACATCCGTCACCCTCCATACCGCCGGCACGGCCTCGGGAACCCACGATGAGGTTCACCTGTGGGCCTCCAACGGAGCTACCCATGACAGCGAACTCGTTATCATGTTCGGGTCCACGGCCGTTGGCAGACAATCGCGTTATACCGTACCCACGAAAGATGGATTTTATTCGATACTCCCAGGTTTGAGAATAACAAGTTCCCTTGCGATCTCCGCCTTCACCAACACCACCAGCTCAAGTACCGGAGTCATGATTGTGGGCGGATACGTCAATCGCATTTCGACATGAGCATCTGGGTCAATCATCGGAGAGTCGGAAAGGTTTCCATTCAGGAGGGAAACTTCAAGAGACGCTGGGAACGGAAGATCGGCAAGGTGGCGATGGACCCGGACAATCCGTTCGGGGCGTCCGATCCGCACTTTTCCAGCGTCGTTCTGCTG